TGGCCAACGCCATCGCCATGTGCGCGGCGTGGCAGGCGCTCACCCGCTACCGCCGCCTTCGCCGCACCGGCCTTCCCTGTAGCGGGCCAAAAATTTAGGCCAAAAACTCTCGGGTGAGCGGCGGGCCGAAAAGGGTGGGGGGAAGGCTGCGAGCGCCGGGACCTTACCGGCTCACCCTCCCCCCTTCGAGCCATCCATGCGGTCTCCGGATTACGGCCCTGACGTTCCCCGCCAGCCGCCGCCCGGTGGCGGCTCGAATTCAACCTACGATGCCAAAGAGCCATCCCCATTTCTGGGGATTGACGGGTCGTTGCAGCGGCCCGTCAGCCTAGTTGAAAAGGCCCCCGAGGAAGCCGCGGCTGGCGCGCTTCACCGCCCGCTTGTCCCTCTCCTCGCAGCGCTCGACGATGCCGATCGCGTCCTTGGTGCGGCCGTTCGCCTGGTCGAGTCGGCCCGTCTGCGCGTCGGCGAAGGCAACCCAGTCGCCGACCGTGTTGCCGTCATTCTGAAGGTCGGCGCTCTCCACCCCCTGCTTCCACTCCTGCGGCACCAGGCCCGAGCAGCCCACGGCACTCTGGCTTGTGACGATGGCTGGCGCGCCGACACAGGCTGCGACGGCCAGCGTCGCGCACGCCAGGCTTAACGACCTCAGAAGCCCCGTCCGCATTCCTGATCTCCTCTTCGTTGGTGCGGGAAAGTTCTTCGCTGGCGCGCTCCCGGTCGCCCGCGGCGCCCTGGGTAGCGATGGCGTCCTTGGCGCTGTTGCCGAGGGCCTCGATCTGCTCGCCCTGAAGGCGAACCTGCGCGCCCTTGGAGCGGATCGCATTGCAGGCCGCCGGCCCGACGAGGAGGAGGACGAGGATTACGATGGCAGCGGCGATGCCGAGGGTGACGCCGCGGGAAAGTCCAAACATGGCTACTCCTTCTCCGGCAAGATGCTGGCGGCTCGCGTGAGGAGGCCGAGCTGGGCGTGGAAGCCGAAGCGGCCGCCTTGGCTAACGAGGGTCCGTGAGGTCCCCGGCCGCGGCGAGGTTCCGACGACGACGATCAGATGCTCTGCCTCGAAGTCGGCGGCGTCGATACCGCGCAACGCGCCGATCAGGACATCGCGCGGCGTGAGGTCAGCGGCATCCTGGGTGCGGCTGGCGCGCAGCTTAGAGACGCTCTCCGGATGGTCGGCGAAGCTCGACACCGGCGGCGTTGCGCCGACCAGCAGCTCCACGATACGGTCACTGTCAACGCCGCCGGTCGCACGAGCGAAGCTGGCGCGAATATCGAGTGCGAGCGTGGAGTGGCCGGCCGCCTCGAAGCCAGCGACAAGGTGATCGAGGACATCGAACGCCGAAGGAGCGTGCGCGGAGCCCCGGAAGGTGTCGAGCGCGTCCTGGATCATCCTCTCAGCCCAGTGGCTATCGGGAACCGACCCATCCTCGTGCGCCACCCCCCAGACCACGTCGACCAGATGACGGAGGAACGCGGTGTCGGCGCTCAAGCCGTGTCGGGCGCAGCCGTCTTCGATCGGGCCCCGCGCGGCCCCTGGGTGGAGCTGCGGGGGGACCACGCTGAGGCCGTCCGCGCTGCTCATGCCGCGGCCTTCTCGAGCTTCAGCATCCGCGCCACCAGGGCGTTAAAGCGCTTCTCGCGGTCGGCGAGACCATGCGTCCCGCCGTTGATCCTCTTGCTCTCGTCCGCGACGCCGGGCGTGTCGGCGAGGCGGTTGATGTCGTTCGCCTCCCAGAACCAGGCGGCGGCCATGATGCCTCCAGCGACGGTCCGCGCATAGACGATCGCCTCGGCCAGCTTCATCTTCATGGCCTTGGCGAAGCCCTTCAAGTTGTCGGTCCCGGTGACCTGGAGCGGCCCCGCACCACGGGTGCGCCAGCCGTCGCCGCTCTCCTCGGGGCCGTTGCCCATGCGATTGGCGTAAACCTTATTCGCCAGCTTCTCGGGGTTGTTGGCGTAGGGTTTGGCGGCCTCAAGAGTGGGGAAGCGGTTCGGCCACACCTGCGTCAGGCGCTTGGCGGAATAATTGAGATTTTCCTCGAGCCTGGTGAAGCCGTCGCTCTCGTGGGCCATCTGGGCGATGAAGGCGGCGACGCGGCGGGTGGTATTGATCTCGAAGCGCAGGCAGGCTTCGCGGATCGGCTCCACGAACGGCGTGAGGACGACAGCCGGCGTCGTGGGGCAGGCGACCCGAAGCAGCTCCACCGAGATCATGGCGATCGGCTTTGGCAGCGGCCCAGCCGGCGCCTCAGCCGCAGCGGCGGCGGGCGGAGCTGATTCAGCGCCCGGCGAAGGCGCAGAGGCCGCCGGAGCGGGCGAGGGGGCCTGAGCAGGCGCCGGAGCGGGCGGAGCGGCCTCAGCGGGCGGCGGTGGGGCCGGAGCGGCAGGCTGGGCGGGGGCGGCGGCGGGCCCAGCCGTCGAGGAGGCCTCGGCGCGGGAGCTGGGCGTGACGACGGCGGAGCGGGAGGTGAAGACGGCTCCGCCCTTGATGGCGGAGGCCGTGGCCAGCATCTTCGTCGCCTGCTCGGCCGAGGGCGCGATCAGGTAGAGGACGAGGTTCAACCCGACCAGCATGACCAGCCAGAAGCCGAGATTGTAGAGCGCCTCCACGGAGTGAAGCGTGATCTGGGCGCCGTTCACGGTGTCGGCGAGGGCGAGCGCGGTGACGGCGATCTTGTAGAGGATGCCAAGGATGAGCCCGAGGCCGATCGCGCAGAGGGCGCAGCCGATGAAGACGAGCAGGCGCCGGTAGAACCAATTGCTCTCCGGAAGCGGATCCTGCGGGTCGGCCGAAGTCTGCGGAGGCCGCGCGGTTACAGCCGCACTGTTGGTGTTCTCGTCACCCATGTCTCGGGCCTCCGCCGACCGTAGAAGGGCGAAGTGCCGCCCGCCGGACGACATTGCCGCCGATCGCGCGCGGGGGAGGGCGTCCGCCGGCGTACTCACACCCCCTGGACCACCGAGAGGCTCCAGCGGTGCTTGCCGGGATCGGCGCGCTCGTAATGCTCGAAGCGCTGGAAGAGGCCATAGTGAATGCGTTCGTTGAGGCCCGGCGTCAAATCCGGATCCTCGACCACCAGGACCGGCCGCGTCTCGCCCCGATCGAGAGCGAGATCGAAGAGCTGGTCCAGCTCCTCGTCGTCGAGATCCCCGAAGACCCAGCGGAAGCCAGGCTTGCGCGTGCCCGCGCCGATGCCGTAGCCGCCGCCGGGGAGCTGCTCGATCGAGCCGGTGTCGATGATCGTGCGCCCGCCGCCCTTCTCCCGGTTCCAGGTCGGCTGGAAGGACTTGCCGATCGAGACGATGCCGATCGCCGCCTGCGCGGCGCTGAAGGTGTTGACGGTGAAGCGGACGAACTGCGCGTTCACCGGTGCCGCCAGCTTGACCAGGGCATGCCGGCGCAGCGGGCTGGCGACGGCGGAGGGCGCGTTGATGCTTCCGGCGAAATTGGCATCGTAAAAGGCCGCGTCGGCATAGCCGGCCGCGCCGCCGGTGATCGAGACGAGGCGACCGGCGGCAGGGAAGGTGTGGAAGCCGAGGTGGAAGGTATCGAGCGGCATCACCGCGCCAAGGTTGAAGTCCAGGTTCACGGCGCCGGCGCCGCCGCCGACCCAGACCTCCTTGGGATCCGGCGTCAGTAGGTTTGCGCCGCCCGTCCCCTGGCTCACGGCGACGGCCGACGGGGTAAGCGGCTTCAGGATGATCATCGTGCTCAAATCAGCTTCCTCAGGACGACGAGCGTGGTCAGCTCCACCGCGTCATGCTCCTCGACCCCCAGGACGAAGACGGAGGGAGAAGCCTCGTAGCCGAGCCGGTCTCCGGTCAGTGTCACCGGACAGCCGATGAGGTCGATCCGAAGCCCCTTCACCACCACCACCTCGAGGACGAGAGGACCGGCAAGGAAGGCGAGCTGGCGAGCCGCCTCGGCGTCGGCGCCGGCGGCCAGGGCGAGGGGGCTCATCACCTCCGTCACGCGCGCCAGGGCGCCGAAGATCGCCGCTATCGCGGCGTCGTCGGCCGCGGCGTAGACGGCGCCCTCCTTCAGCCAGCGGGCGAATTCCGGATCCACCGCCGCCATCAGCTCCCGCTCCCTTCGGCAGCGGCCAGAACGGCTTCCCAGTCGATCTCGGCCGCGGCGAGCTTCGACGGCATGTCCGGAGCTTCGAGGACGGCGCGCTTCGCCCGCATGCGCACGCCCTCGATCGCGCTGCCGATCCGCTCCCAGCGCGCCGACGCGGCGAGCACCCTGGCGGCCACGGCGGCCATGTCGATGCCCATCGCCTCGGCCTCGGCCGCCATCATCGGGAAGGAGGCCGGGTCGGCGTCCGGCGCCCAGGCCTTCGCCTCGGCATCCTTGCGGAGGTAGGTCATTTCCTGACCCGGAGAGACGGTGATGAAGCGGCAGCGCACGGCGCCGGCCGAGGCGTCGACCTGGGCGTGGAGCCGATCGTGGAGCGGCTGCCAGTCCTCCTCCCAGTGGCCCTCCGCCCACCGCCGGGGCGCGTCCCAGAACCCCTCCGGAAGAACCGCCACCAGCTCCGGCTCATAGCCTTCGGCGCCGAAGACGAACTGCTCCGGCCGGCCGTCGCTCCCGAAGACGACGTGCGTGGGGTTCTCGGAGCCCGTCATCAGATCTTCGCCTCGATCGATGCCGTTCCGCTGAAGGTGACGTTGCGGCCGGTGCCGCTGACCAGGCCGACCAGCCGGACGTCGTAGGTGCCAGCGCCGGGCGTCGCCTTGGACTGGCTGAAGGCGCCGAAGCCCGCCACCGGATCGGCAACCTCCGGCTCCCACACCGGGCCGGTCTGCGATGCCGCCTTGGCGACGCTGCCGGTGACGGAAGAGGCCGAGAAGTCGCTCCAGCTGTTCGCGCCGGTCGGCGTATATTGCCATTTGGCGGTTGCGCTCCGCTGCGCGCCGTCGCTGCCGGCAACATAATAGTTGAGCGGCGCCACGCCGTAGAGGCTCTCCCCGGCGGCGACGGAGACCGTCATCAAGGCCGAAGTGAGCTGGGCGAAGGTGGTCGTGCTGAGCGCGTTGAACCCGCTGAGGTTCGCCGTCTTCGATCCGCTGCCGGTGTTGACCGGCGCCGTCGCCGTGCCCTTGCGAAGCTCGACGCGCACCGGCGCCTGCGCCTTTCCGTTGTAGGAGACGGTCAGCTCCGCCCAGCCCGTCAGGCCCGGCATGGTGTCGATCGAGAAGTCGCCCTTGGACGCATGGCCGGCGGTGTTGTTGAGGGTGCCGGTGACGCCGCTCACGGCAAGGGCGTAGGACGTCAGCGGATCCGTCTTGATGCTGACGCCGCCGCGGCGGACGCGGGGCGAGAGGGTGTAGGGGAGCTGGTCCGCAGGGGTGAGCGCACCCTGATAGTCAGCAGCAAAGGTGACGAGGGGCGGAAGCTCGATCGAGACCGTGACGTCGGCGTTCGTCTCCGGCAGGCCCTCGCCGATCTGGGCGTCCCATTCCCGCGCGCGCGCCGCGTTGGCGGCGTGCAGCGCGGAGATCCCGCCTTGGTACGCGGTGACCTTGCTCCGGATCGTGCCCCGGGCCACCGGCGTTGGCAGAGCCGTATTGTTCCATGCCGGCGCGAGGCCGGCGAGATAGGCCTCGAAGTCGAGGGCGGCGGCGATGGCGGCGCCGCGCTCGCCGGTCGGCAGGAACCAGCCCAATGGCGCGAGCGACTGCTTCACCTTCGAGCCGAGCGTGTTGAACGCGGTGTCGCCGTACATCGGCGCCGCGTCCACGGCGCTGACGGCCGTGTACATGACGGCGGCCGTGTGCGCGGTGGGACCCTTGCGGAAGGTGACGCGGGTGACGCCGGCGATCGTCTCCCGCACGATCCAGTAGCGGTCTCCCGGCAGATAGGTGCCCATGATCGAGGCCCTCGAAACGCCGTTCTCATAGGCTTCAATGAGGGTCGGCGAGGATCCGGCGCTGAAGACGAGGATCCCGTAGCGCAGGCTCGCGAAGCCGGTGTCGGCATTGGCGGCGCTCCGGACGCCGGCGACATAATAGTGGGCCGTGCCGGTCGGCTCGACGAGCAGGGCGAAGTCGCCGGCAACCGCGGCCTGGGTGACCGCGTCGGCGTTGAAGGCGCCGCTCACCCCGGCCGTCTTCTCGTTCTGGAATACGCCGCCGCCGACGTCCGTGGCGGCGGTGCCGGTGCCGGCGCCGAACGGGTGGTCGACGACTCTGTCGAACCTGACCTCCGCCGATCCGCCCGCCGCGCGGTGGATCACCTGGGCGACGAGCGGCGTCCCGGCCGGAACCGCCCTGGCGCGGAGGAGGGCGGAGCCGGCGAGAGTTGCGCCGCGGCGATATTCGAGGGCGGCGCCCCTTCGGACGATCCAGAAGACGTCGCCGGCGGCGCGCGCGGTCGAGTTGACCATCAGCGCGCCGTTCTCGATGACCTGGAAGCTGTTGTTGAAGAAGTAGAAGGCGAAGTCGAGGCTCTGCCACGAGGTGCCGACCAGCAGCGGGTCGAGGCCGGCGAAAATGTCCTTGTCGGTCTGCTTCGGCTCCACCCGCAGGACGATGTCTCCGCCGATCGCGCTGCTCACGCTCATGGCGTCGTCTGTGCCGGCAACGCCCCCGGTCTTTGCCGAGAGGTAGGCCCCCCCCGCCTGCGCCGTCACCGTCGCGTTCGCATTGCCAGCGGCGAGCGTGGCGGGGAGGGCCTTGGGCGCGTTGGTGCCCATCCCCACCGCCTTCGCGTCCGCCGCGGCCAGCTCGGCCGCCTTGTCGCTGACGAACGGGATCAGCTTGCGGATCTTCTCGTCCGTCGTGATGACGGCATCGTCGCCAAGGCCCGCCACGGCCGCCGTCGCGGCGTCCAGTGCCGCCGCGGCCACCGGGTCGATCGTCGCCAGCGCGGCCGAGATCTCGCCGTCGTTGTGGATGCGGTGCGCCTTGCGGTAGCCGACGCGGCGGGTCTTCACAGGAGCGAAGCTGCGCTGGCGGGTGACCGGCTGCAGTATCCGGAGCGTCTCCACCGGGGCTGCGAAGCTCCACTCGCGAAGCCGGATCGTCCCGGCCGGCTGGAGCACCCAGCTGAGCGACACGCCGAGGAAGAGCCGATCGAGCGCCTGGGCGAACGTCTCGCTGTCGTCCCCGATGTGGAGCCCGGCCGCGCCGCCGCGCAGGGCGGCCATTGTGGCGGCATTGGCGATCCCCGGCCCTCCGGCCGCCGCCGAGACCCGCGCCGCGATCTCGGGCACCGTCTCGACATAGCCGGTGCCGATCTCGCCGCGCACGTCGGCCGACAGCGGGCCGTGCGGCTGCGTCCACCATTTCGCGCAGCAGATGGACGGCGCCACTACGCCGCTTCCCTGGGCCGGCACGGACGAGACGAGCGCGGCCAGAGTCGCGGCGGCGCTTCCCTGCCAGGCAATGGTCGCGAGGGCCGGAGAGGCGTCCCGGCCCATGTCGCGCAGCGCGTCCCACTGCTGCCAGGGGAAGGCGGGATCGCCGAACTCGTAGATGTTGTTGGCCTTGTCGAGGATCCGCCCCTCGATGTTGAACGCCCGGCCCCAGCTGCGCCGCTTGACGCGGCCCTTCGCCTCGCTGCCGCCCTCGATGCCGCCGGTGCCGGCGAAGCGGGCGGTGATCACCGGCTTGTCGAGCGACCGGGAGAGGTCGGCGATGGTGAGGACGAGCGCGTGGTTGTCGATCGCCGCATCGTCCACGGCGCCGGTGAGGATCACCGTCCACGGCCCGCCCTCCGGCCCCGCCTCGACGACGATCGGCGCGTCCTTCCAGTGGAGCGCCGCCAGCTGGTTGAGAAGCGCCAGCTCCGCGGGCTTGAAGACGAGATTGGCGGTCGTGGGGACGGTCCCTCCGGTCCACCCGTTCTCGTCGAAGCCGAGCGCCGCCCTGAACCGGGGGCGGCCGGCGACGCCGGCGCGGAAGTGCTGCCCGTCCCGGTAATAGGGCTGGGCCTCGCCGCCGCCGGCGAGACGGACCGGCGCGACGGCACCGGTCGAGACGATCCGCGGCGAGGCGGTGATCCAGACGACGTCCGTCACAGCGCCCTCTGCCCCATCATGTCGACGAGGCGGGACGTGGAGCCCCCCGAGCCGCCGGAGGCGGGCGGCGGGGAGGAGCCTCCCCCGAATATGGACGCGAGCAGCTCCCGCGTCGCCCGCGTGACGCTCACCACCTCGGACAGCAGCTGGTTCGTCTCCTCGGCGAGGTCGTTGCCCTGGTCCAGCTTCGCGTTGGCGGCGAGCTGCGCATCGTGGGCGGCCTTCACCCGCTCGTTCTCGAGGCGGATCAGCTCCTCGGCCGCGCTCCGGGTGGAGCTCCGGTCGGCCGCATATTCCTCGCCGGCGGTGCCGAACGCTTCGCGGCTCAGCTCGAGGAGGCGGCGCCGAAGCGAGGCGACCTTGTCGCCCGCCCCTTCGACGCCCGCCCTGGTGTCGGCCTCCGCCTGGGCGATCTCGAGCAGAAGCTTCTGGCGCTGCTCGGCCGCGGAGCCCTCGAAGAGGTCGCCGAAATCCATGTCCTGGAGCAGCTGCTGGATGGCGCCGACGTTGCGCTTGATCAGATCCTCGAAGATCTTGGCGCGCTCGCGGGCGTTGACCTCCTCGAGCTTGACGAGGTCGAAGCCGTATTTCTCGGCAATGCGCTTCCGCTCGGCGGCCTGGCGCTCGAACGCCTTGAAGGTCTTCGCCAGCTCGGCATCGACGCCGCCGAGCAGCGTCTCCAGCTCGTCCACCTTCAGCGCCTCCTTCAGCGCCTTCTGGAGGTCGTCGGAGCCGGTGAGGGCCTTGCGGACGGCAGCGGAAAGGCCGGTGACGGCGCCGTCGCGCAGGGCATCGAGCGCGGCATAGGCCTCGGCCGCCGCCTGGTCCTCGCCGAAATCGACCGCACCCTTCTTCTTCCTGGTGTTGCCCCGGCCGGTGGGGTCGACCCGATAATTGCCGTCGCGGATCCCGATCGAGACCTTCGGCGAGCCGGTGAGGCTGCCGCCGAACTGGGCCGCGATCTGCTCGAGCACGCCCACGACGCTGTCGCCCATGCCCGAGGCGGCCGTCCGGTACTTGGACGAGTTACCGCTGGTGCCGGTGACACCCATCTGCCCGTCGACCATGCCAATCGACGCGCTCCCGGTCTTGTGGCCGCGGATCGCGCCGCCGATCAGGCCGCCGACAAGGCTGCCCACCACCGCCCCGATGGGCCCCGCCGCGCTGCCGAGCGCCTTGCCGAAGACGCCGGTGATCCCCTCCTTCAGCGCTTCGCCTGCGACGTTGCCGAGCGCGCCGCCGACCATCGACCCGGTGGTGGAGGTCCGCATCCCCAGCGCCTTGGTGACGCCGCCGACCATCGAGCCGATCGCGGCGCCCTCGATCGCTTGGCCGGCGATGCGGCCGAACGCCTCGCCGACCCGCTTCCCCAGCAGACCTTCGAGCAGCTCGGTGACGATGTGCTTCACGAACTCGGCAGGGTCCTTCGGGTAGCGGGACGCGGTGATGACGACGTCGTCGCCGTCCCCAGCCGGGGGAGCCTCTCCGCCCTCCTGAGGAGGCAGGGGCTCGCCCCGCACCTCGGCCTCGGCCTCGCGCAGTGACCGGCCGAAGGATTTCAGATCCTTTGCGACGCTGTCGACGGCGGCGGCCATTCGGACCGACGCATCCTTGACGATGTTGGTCCCGCTGACCTGGTCCTTGAGCTTGCGGAATGCGTCTCCGAACAGCCTCTCGAAGAGAACCTTGGCGCTGAGCTGCTTGAAGCTTTCGATGAGGCGCTTGGGCGTGTCGAGGATCGCCTTGATGTCGCCCGAGAGGATGTCGGTGATGATGTCCCGGAAGTCCTCGAGCGAGTCGAGATAGGCCTGCTGCTTCTCCTGCAGGATCTCCATCTCCCGCGCCTCCGCGCGGCGCGCCTGCACCGAGGCGAGGATCGCCTCCTTCCGCTTCTCGTCCAGTGGCCCCATCTGCTGCTGGAGCTGGAGGATGATCTGCAACGCCTCGGCTTCGTCGTCGCGCCCCTGGTTGACCAGGCGCTGGATCTGCAGGCTCTCCTGCTGGTCCCGCATGAACTCGGCGAACGGCCGGTTGAGGCCGTCCTGAACCTTCTGCCGCGCCTCGTCGATCTGATCGAGGAAACCCTCCCAGCCAGGCGGCTTCTTCGCCGTGAAGTCGTCCGCGACCTGGCCGAGCGCGCTCATCGCCTCGCGGGCGCGATCGACGAGCTGCTTCTGCTTCTCGAACGGTTCGGCGAGGCCGCGGATCAGGCCCTCGCGGACCGTGGTCTTCGCCTCCTCCGCGTCGGCGAGCAGCTCGTCCAGGTTGAGCGGCTTCTTGCGCCGGATGTCGTCGACCAGGTCGTCGATCTCGTCCAGCGCCCGGCGCGCCTGCTCGAAGGCCTTGGGCTGGTCGGCGAAGCGGCCGGCGATGCCGGCGAGGCGCGACGATGCGTCCTCGCCGAACTCCTCGAGGCGTTCGGCGCCGTTGTCGGCGCGCGGCCTCCTTTCGCGCACCTTCGGCCCCGGCTTGGCGAGGCGCGGGTCGAGCCCCTTGCCGTCGAGGGCGTCGATGACGGCCTGTTGCGCCTGCTGGTCGTTCCGGGCGACACCCAGCTCCAGGAACTTCGGGAGGAGATCGGTGAGGCTCTGGCCCCCAGTCTTCTTCGACGAAACGAGAGCTTCCAGCTCCCTGCGCACCTGCTCGATGCCGCCTGCGACGCGGTTCTCCGCATAGCGCTCAGCCAGGCTCCTCAGCTCGGACGTAAGGTTGCCGCCTCCGGCAACCCGGCCCGGGGCCGTGACGCCGCCGGTGCTACCCGGCGTCATCATGGGCATCGAGGGCGTGTAGCTCGACTGGAGCAGGCCCTCTCGCGCTTCGCTTTCGGCCTTCTGCGCCTTCTGGAGGCCGGCGAGGGCAGTCAGCCGGATATACTCGCGCAGGACCTCGTTCTGGTTCGTGATCTTGCCCGTCGTCAGGTCCATGACCTGTCCGAGGAGGCTCTGGGCCGCACCAAAAGAGTCGGCGCCGCGGGCGGCATCCTCGAGCTTCTCCTCGGCTTGCCCTGCGCTCATCGCGAGCATGCCGAGGACGGTCACGGCGGCCAGCACCATCGACCCGAACGGGCCCGCGAAGAAGCCGGCAACGCCGGCCCCCTTGCCGCCCATCATCTGCAGCGCGCTCGCGGTCTGACCGCCCTGCTGCGCCAGAACGATGAGCGGGTTCACGCCCAAAGCGAGCTGCTGGGTGATGTCCTGGACCTGGAAGCCCAGTTGCTGGTAGCCGACCTTCTGCTCGCCCAGAGAACGCACCTGCTCCCGGCCAGCGCGCTTCATCTTGTCGGACGCCGCCGTGTAGGCGCTGCCGGCGCGTTCGGTGAACATCGCGGCATGCTCGGCGTCGATGACGCCGGCCTTCTGGAGCCGGCTGATGTCGGCCAAGTCCTGCATGTAGCGCCGCATCGGCGCTCCCGCTTGGTCGTAGGTCTTCTCAAGGCGGGAAAGGATCGCCTCGAGTTGACCGGCAGCGCGGCCCTCCCCGTCGAGCGCCGCTGCCGTCTGGCGCGCCGCCTGCCCCGCCTGGGCGCTGGCGCCGGCGAGCTGGGCTGAAGCCTGACCGGCGGCCAGAGCCTCCTGCTTGACGTCGCGGAGAGCCGCCGTTGCCGGCGCGACCTGGCCGACGAGGCCGCTGCCGTCCGCGGTGATGCGGACGCCGATGACGAGATCGGTCATGCCCGCGCCGCCATCGTCTCGATCGCCGCCAGCTCCATGGTTCTGACATCGGTGAGCAGTTGCGGCTTCATCTCGATCCCAAGCATGCGCGCGGTCGGCTCGATCGCGGCGTAGTCAATGCCCAGGCGGGTCCCCGTCATCGCGTGGTACCGCCACTGGGTGTCCAGCGCGAAGAAAAGGCCGACCGCGTCCGCCTCGCTGGCGGTGACCTCGACCTCCTCCTCACTGGCCGGCCGGCGCCGGGGCAGCTGCGCCGCCCTGGTCAGCTCGTCGTCGGCCGCAGCTTCGGATCCGCCGCGCCCGCCGGCCCAGCGGCGCGCGACGGCCTTCAGTTTCCCGACCGCACGTCCTTTTCTCCGGCGCGGCAGGCGACATAGGCCCTGACACAGGCCTGGAAGATCCCGCCGGGCTGGTTCATCAGCAGGCGGATATTCTCCGGCTCCCATTTGAGCGTGTCGCCGTTCTCCGCCGCGACGCCCCGCCAGTCGACGGCGAGGCGCTGGACGAAGTCGGCGTAGAAGCCGGAAAGCATCGTCCGCTCCAGTTCCTTGCGTTTTTCGTCCGTCTCCGCCTTCGCAGCATCGGCGGCCTGACGCGCCTTCTCCGGCAGCGCGGCCGCCTCGGTGAGGAGGGCGACATGCTCGTCCTCGGTGTGGAGCTGGAAGCGAAGCTCGATCTTGTTGGTGACGACCTCGCCCTCCTCGGTGACGCCGGGGAAGGTGACCGGCCACCAGGCGCGGGCGTTTGGAACGATACGGTAGCCGGTCAAAGGAGGTCCCCTTACTTGGCGGTGATGAGCAGGTCGTCCTGCCCGGTGCGGATGTTGAAGCCGACAGTCATGTCGAGCATGATCTTGTCGTCCTCGACGCTGCGGACGATCTTCAGGATCTCGAGATAGCTGGCGTCGACCTGGACGATCTTGCCCGCGCCGACGCCGTGGATCAGCTGCACCACCACTTCGGCGCCCACGTCGAGGGTCGTGAAGTAGTTCTTGGTGCCGACGAGCGGCGCCTCTCCGACGATCCGGCCCGTCATCGCGTGGTCGCCCCGCTGTATGTAATTGGCACCGACCAGGTTGCGGTACTTGACCTCGGCGTTCGCCTCTGCGGTGAACTGCTTCAGCACAAGGGCATGGCCGTCGAGCGTGAAGGCCGTGTTGGCGGTGGTGACTTCGAGCGGGTCCTTCCAGCGGGTGAGGTCCGGGACCCCTCCGACCGCGGTATTGTCGACGACGGGGGAGGCCGGCACGAGCCCCTGCATGTCGAACTTGAAGACGCCGTACTGGCCGGCAGTGAAGTCGAAGCCGAAGGTGCCGCGGCAGCCGAAGGCGCGGGAGCGCTGGTCGCCGAGCCAGTCATATTCGGTGAGGGAGGAGAGCGCCGCGCCTTCCGCAGCGAAGCGCTGCTCGGCGCGCGTGGCGGCGGTGATGGTGGGCGCGGCCATGCCGCAGGCCTCAAGGATCTCCATCCAGCCCGGCGCCGTGCCGGCCGCGCCGGACCCCGCTGCCTCGACCTCGAAGCTGAAGGTGGTTCGGCGGGCACTGTTCGCCGTCTTGACGCGGCCGCGGGTGGGGAGATCGAGATTGCGCTCGAGCTTGTCGACCACCAACGGTTCGCGGCTGAAGTTGCGGGTGAGCACCGCGTTCGCGGCGATCGTGGGGGCGGCGTCGGTGCCGTAGACGCCCTCCTTCTTGAGCAGGATGACCTTCTGCATGTGCGTTTACTCCTGGTCGCCGGAGGGGGCGTCGGCCCAGTCCTCGGGATGGTCGCGGGGATCCCGCTTTTTGAGCTTCTCCAGCTCGGCCGCGCGGAAGGGACCGCTGAGCGGAAGCCCCCACTGGTCGATCTGGCGTCCGGCTTCGTCGGTCGGGATCGGCCGCGTCGGGAGCTCCTGCGTCGTGGTGCCCCGCCTCTCGATCTCGGCGAGGATCATTTCGCCGATCGTCGCGTTGGTCGCGCCCTCCGGGACGACGATCTGGAGTTCGCCCGCCATCGCCAGCAGGTCCGCCTTCGTCGTCGGGAGCCTCTGCGGGGTGTCGCTCATTCTAGCTTGCCTTCCTGATATGCCGGCCGGTCCTAAAGGCGACCGCCCAGCTGAGAGTGGTTCCGTTGACGGACAGGAGGCGGCCGGACACCGCCTCGCACGCGCGCGAGCAGTCGGGATGAATCCAGCCGACCAGCACTTCGAGGATGGCTCGCTCCTCCTCGTGCAGGTCGTCGGACACCTGCTTCTCGTTGCGGGCGGTGCCCTCAAGGAGGGAGACGACGAGGAACGTCTCGGTCTGGTTCTGGTCGTGCGCTCCGACGAGACTGTTGCCGCCGGCCGACCATCCTTCGGGAATGACGAAGCGCTGCGGGAGCCGCCCCGGCTGCGCCTGCAGCCCGGCCAGCTCGAGCGCGCCGTAGACGCGCTCCAGGCCTGCCTTCTTCAGCCGCTCGACGATCGGCGCGATCCTCATGCCGCGGCCCCTCCGCCGAATGCGCCCCGCAGGTGGCGGATCAGGATTCCCGCGATTTCCTGCGGATCGTCCGCCTCGAAGCCGAGATACGGCCGGGCAGGGATGAGAACCTTGGCGAGGATGCGTCCGCCGAAGCTGAGCGCCTTCTTCACCCGCGGGACGATGGTCCCGCCGAACTGGTGGATCTTCGCATAGATGGCGGCGCCGCCGGACCGCTCCGGGCCAGCCGCGGCGAAGTCTGCGCCCCAGTCCGGCCGGATCGAATTCCTGAGGTCGCCACGCATCGTCAGCGTCTGCCCGCCCTCGCTGCGGGCGCGCTCGGAGGGCTTCCAGGGCTTGCCGCCGGGGCCGGTCTCCGTCTCGAAGCGCAGGCTGGTCTGCGTCGCGAGGAAGCTGGCGATCTCCTTCATCGCCGGCGTCAGGTCCGCGCCCGCGGCGACGCCGCGCGCCAGCGCCTCCGAGACGTTCTCCTCGAGCGCGATGTTGAGGGTGAGCCCGTCCGACATCAGTAGTCCGGGATGCCGGAGGGATATTGGCGACTGCCGCCGCTGATCAGGATCGGCGAGGCGCTCGGCGCCTCGGCGACCGGCGCCAGGGCGGGCAGGGGCAGCTGGCCCTTGCCGATCTGCTCTAGGATCCTCAGCCCCGCCTTGGCGGCCTCGGCGACGCCTTCCGGGGCGCCGCGGGGATAGAGCCGGCCGCGGGCCATGTCGCCGATCGCGACCTTGACGATCTCGGGGACGGTGGCGAGCGGCAGAGCGAAGCGGGCGCCGACATGGACCTCCGCCACCGCCTGGACAGCGGAGAGGGCGCTCACCAGCAGGGTGCGGTCGATCCGGCCGGAGCCGTCGTCGGTCATCCTCACGACCTCCTCCAGGCCGTGCCTGGCGACGAACTCGCCGATGCTGAGCCAGGGGGCACCGCCGTCCGGCATGACCCACGTGGCCTCGACGACCGCAACCTCCAGCTCGCCCTCGCGGATCTCGCCGGCGGCGTCCTCGACGCGGGCAGTGACCAGGTAGCGCTCGCCGTCGGTGCCGCCGGCCATGTCGATGAACAGCATTCCGGCCGTGAGGGAGCCGGCGACCGTGAGCGCGGCGCTGCCCTCGACCAGTGCTCGCCCGGCGGCCGAGACCTCCTCGATCGCGACGATCGCGGCGGCGCCGGCGATGGGCAGCTCGCGCTTCAGCGCTTCTGCAGGCTGCTTGACGAGGATCTGCATCGTCAGTTCACCAGCTCGGCAACGACGCCGGCGGCGCCGACGAGGACGGCCGCGGCGAACAGGCCGATGCTGACCCCCTCCTCGAACTTGAGGATGGGCCAGTCGGTGGGCACCAGCTCGCAGCGCCACGCGCCCGTCGCGAGCAGTGCCAGGAGGAGGGGAAGCGCGACGGTCACCGGCGCAGCCTTGCGCGGCGGTGTCGGCGACGGGCGCGTCGGCTCATGTGAAGCCGGTTCGGGCGGAGGCGGCGCCGGTTCGGACGGCGGCGAGAGCGCCGTCCCGCCCCGCCCCATTCGCCGGCGGTCGGCAGCAGCTCGACCTCCGGTATCGGTGCGGTGAAAGTCGCAGCGGCCAGGGCGAAGACGTGGCCCCACATCACGCAGCAGCCTTCACCCGGTGCGCTTCGATCGCCTCGCGAAGCTTCGCCTCGTCGTTGATCAGGCCGTAGCGCGAGACCTTTTCCGCCTTGGCCGTCGCCTTCAGCTCCTGGAGGTTCTGCTCGGCGAGCGGCTTAGGCTCGGAAGGCGGATCCGCCGCCGCGACCTTCTTCGCGACACCCGGCTTGAGCGCGCCCAGCGCGACGAGGGCATCACCCTCCTTCGCGTCCAGCTCTACGGTCTCGCCGGGCGGGACCGGCTTAGGGCCGCCGTTCCTGAGCGGCGTCACGACCTCATAGGATTTCTTCATGTCGGTCTCTCCCCAACGGGGTCAGGGACTACCGGGCGGGGGCGGGGACCAACCCTCCCCGCCCGGCTTCCAGGACGCTCGGAACGGTGCCTAGACCGCGCCCTGGAACAGGAAGCCCGCGTCGGGGCCGACCAGCTCCGGCGACCATTCGTCGAAGACGTCGTTCAGCCAGCTCGCATAGTCGTCGTTGAACCGCGCCGGCTTGACGAACGGATGGCCGTTGAGGCGGTAGGTGTAGCCGAAGGCCGGGACCCGCATCCCCGCCTGGCCCTTGGCAGGAACATAGGCCAGGATCGCGTCGCCGCCCCAGACATCGACGGATTCGCCGGCGTCGTCGTCATAGATGGCATCGCCAACCAGCACCTGCGGGACATCGAAGAACTGCGCCAGCATGGTGTCGGTGATCACCGGCGAGGCTTCCGCCTTGGTGGCAAAGCGGCCGATGACGCGCGGATGCACCTTGAGCTTCGCAGCCACCGTGGCGCCGATCGAGAGCGTGTTCGGCCGGCGGCCGGTGCGCTTGCGGATGACTTCCTTGGCGTCGCTCACCTGCTCGTCGGGCTTCGAGTCTCCGTTCGACCACTTGTCGGCGCCGGCAAGAGCCGCCTTGTTGGTGTTGGCGTAAGTCGCCGCGTTCCGGGCGGACTCCGCCTGGCTGATCTCGCGGTCGAGCTGGACCACGTTCAGGACGGTGTTCACGTTCTCGGTGAGCAGATCGATCCCCGGGACCGCCGCAGCCTCTTCGACATGCTCGATCGGGGTGGTCGCGCCGAGCGCCCGCTGGATCAGGGCAACGGCCTTGCCCTCATATCCGACCTGGATGCGAGCGATGCCGGCGCCCGGCGCGCGGATGATCTTGTAGCGGCGGAACGACTCCCGGCCGAACTCGATGCGCTTCGCCGCCCGGGTGGGCATGTTGACGATCGGCATCAGCAGGTCGCCGATGAAGCCGGCCTGCGTGTAGCCGCGGCTGTGGTTGGTGAGGATCGGGTCGATCACCCGGGCCTGCCTGGCATTCATGTCCATCTTGGAAGTCCCTCGCTCTTCAGTTCACGGAGCGGTCGCCGCAGCGGCCGCTTCGGGAACTGGCGGGGCCGGAGCCCCACCAGCAGCCCGCCTCAATCAGAGGGCGAGCAGGATCTCGATCACCGCGCCCGCCGCGGCTGCCGGCTGGAGGGCGTAGCCGGCGATCTCGCCGTCGCCGCCGTGCGGAATGGCGGCGCCGGTCGCATCGGTCTTGAGCGGGGTGAGGCCCTTCGCGCCGAGCGGGATCGCCGCACCCGTCACCACGCGGGTGGTGCCGATCACATCCACGGCGAAAGCCGCGCCGGCGGCGTCGGCCGCGTAGGCGGAAACGCCCATGGGCTTCGCCCCCGCGGCGTCACACTGCGAGCCGTCGAAATCGACGAAACGGTTGGCCGCGACGGCGGCGGCGGCGACGCTGGTCAACGTCAGGATCACGGTCTTCTGCATCGGCATTTCCTCCCAGTTCGCGAGGCGGTCGCGCACGGCCGCCTCGGGAACCGGGCGGGGCGCACGCGGCGCCCCGCCAGGCACTCTTCAGCCTCCCGCCTGCTTGACGGCGTCGATGTAGGAGAGCCCAGGCGTGGCACCCTGCAGCTCCAGGGCCCGCCCATGGATCTGGAGCGCCTTGGGATCGACCACGTAACCCTGCGGCGCCGCGAAGCTGGCGCCCGCCTTGTCCGCGTTCGGATCGGCAGGGGCTTCCTCGCCGAACGAGATCGTCGCCCTCGCGCCGTCGAAGAGCTTGCGGAAGGCGGCGTTGGGGGTGAGCTGCTGGGCGCCCTCGCCCTCGCCAAAGGCGACGGTCGCGGTCGCGTCCAGCTCGTCGAGCAGGCCGATGACGATCGGCTTCATCGCCGGCGGGAGCTTGGTCGCCGTGACCAGGCTCTCCGCGAAGGACACGTTCGAGGCGTGGAGGGCGGCCGTGGCCGCCTGCTCGCGGGTGGCGGCGTTGGTCTCGCGGTCGGCGATGTCCGCCTCGCGGCGGGCGAGGGCCGCTTCGCGCTCGGCGAAGGCGGCGTCGTTCGAGGTGTCGGTCATGCTGGTCTCCTGGGGTTGTTCGATCGTCACGTCGCCGTCGTCGCCCTCGCCGAAGGCGACGGTGCCGAGGCCCTTCACGGCCGGCGCCGCGGCGCCGAGGAAGCCGACGTGCTTGAGGTAGAAGTGGCCGGGCTTCGGGTTGCCGCGCCCGTTGGGGAAGTAGAAGCGGCCCGAGACCTTCCGGAACCGGCCCTGGCGGACGGCCTCGGCGAAGGCGGGCTCGAGCTTTTCGGGGTCAGGCTCCGCGCAGAGATGGCCGTCCTCGAACGTCACCCGCTTGATCCAGCCATAGGCCGGGTGGTCGAGCGCGGGGTGGCCGATCACCATCGGCGCCGGATCGCTCACCGGGTCGTAGGCCTCCGCCGCGTTGCGCAGCGCCTCCTCGGTGAAGGAGACCTTCGTCCCCTCCACCGACGTGAACTCGCCGGGCGGCATGATTTTGATCAGCGGGAGCGTCCGTTCCATGACGCTCTGGTAGGGGGAGAGGAGCCGCCGGACGGGCGTCCGTTGACGGACGGGGTCCCGGCGCGGTTCCCGGATCCATTTGACGCGGATCGGCGGCGAACGCAACCGGGAGGCCGAGGGCGGAATGAAAATGCCGCTGGGAGCCCCTGTGCAGCCCGCACAGGCCTCTCGAGCCGCCTCGCGGCGGCAACGCCCGCCGAATCCGCCCGATGGCCGCCTGAGGCCGCTACGAGGCCATTCGCTACAACAGGGTCAGGATTGCTCCGGGGCGCCGGAGCTACCCGGCTCCGCTAGATTTTCACGGAACGTTGCGCGGGCTCCCGCCGGTACGCCTCAACATCCTCGCCGTCCCTGTTCTGCACCAAGGCCCAGCGACGGCACACCAGATCGGGCGTCGCATCCCCCGGAGGGATGGTGCCCACCGATATTCGGCGCCCGCGCGAGAGGCCGGGCTGATCGGGAGAACTGACGAAGAGGATCCGGTCCCGCGAAAACAGCAGGTCGCCCGGGTCGAAAATATTGCCCCCCGCCTCGATGCTCCGGCCGTCCAGGACGAGCCGCACCTCTCCGAGAAAGGCGGCGCTGTTGATCCCGGGATCGGTCTTGAGGCTCCAGCTGTGGAACTGAAGGCCGCCTTCACCGAGAACGATCGCCCATTTGTCCTCATCTCCGACGACCCAGATCAGCGGGTTCAGGTCGGGTGCTGCATAGAGGCCTTGCGCCGAATTTCCGCTTAACCACCCCAAGCGGACCTCAGCCGCGTCCAGCCAGATCGGCTCCTCCTCCATGTATCCTCCTACTGCGTAAGCTTTCTGATCCGCTCGTCCTCTGCCTCCATCGCACGCTCGAAGCTGAAAAGCTGGATCAGCGCCCGGTGGTGCGACCTGAGTTTATACGGGATCGCGTCGCGTTCGAGCGCGCGCGCCGTCCTGTTGAAGCAGTCGGCCTTCAAGGCGGCGAGTTCGAGCACGCACTCGGTCTCGATCTCGTGCTGGGTCTGAACCCAAGCCGCAATCTGGTGCGGCGTGGGCTCGTCGCTCGACCGAACCTCAGCCAGAACGGCCGACCACCGCTTCAGCCATTGGCGATGTCGGGCGGCGCATGCCTCGGGCTTGTAGACGAGCTGGATCAACCCGATGGCCGTCACGACGAGGCCCGCTCCGGCGGCGTACCCATTCACGTCGGAAGCGACCGTGATGAACGTTCCCCCGCCGGCCGCAAGGAGCACGAGCGTCAGGAACAGGTCCAGCTGCTCGAGAAAGGCCGCGCGCCGGCGGTGGTAGCGGACGGACGCCTCAGCCCGGAAAAGCATTTCGGCACGATCGGCCATGGTCCGCTACTTGCCGCCCTTTTTCTCGGGAGGGATGGGGCGGTCGAACGACACGAACGTGCCGTTGCCGGGGTTCTTTCTCCCCAGTTCGGAGCTGCCAATGTCCTTCTTTTCGATCGGCTGGCGCTCGCCGCGATCACGCTTGTCCCTGTCGTCGCTCATTTGCTTTGTCCTCACTTTTTCTTGTCGGGCGGGATCGGCCGGTCGAACGAGACGGAGGTGAACTTGCCGCTCTTAACTTCTCGGGTAAGGCTGTGCTTGTACGCCGTTTCCCGCGTGGAGGCCGTCGCCTTCCGCGCGATAACTTTCCTCGCGGATTTCGGCTTTTTCGGCTTGTCCTCGGCCATCGATCCTCCTGCCTCTCTTTGCAGCATCCGCCGCCATGGGTCGAGAGCCCGCCGGTCGCCGTTCTATCGCTTCAACGCTGCACAGGGAGGGGCAGCAACGGCTCCAAAACGGAGCGACTGCGCGGAAGCTTCTGGATCATGAGGTGGCGCGTGCTAGGCAGGCGCCCATGAGGATGTTCTCCATAGCTGCGGTGGCTGCGTCGGTGACGCTCGGGTGCAGTTCGCCTCCGCCGCTGGAGCCGGCCCTGGCCGAACGGGCGAAGGCGGCGATCGCCGCGGAGGAGCCCGTCCCCGGCACCGTCAGCTTCCGGACGCTCTGGCTCGCCGAGCTGGGGGAGGCGAATGGGCTGGTCTGCGGGCGCATCGATGCGCCGGCCGTGCTGGAGAAGCCGGAGCTCAGGGTCATCTACGAGGACAAGGGTGCGTACGCCGTCGTCGAAAAGCATGAGCTGTGGGTCGGCGGCGGAGCGATGGGCCCGGCGCTGCTCGAGCAGAACCGCCAGGCGTTCAACAGGCTCTGGGAGACGGCCTGCAAACCGACCGACCCGGCGCGGTGGGCGCTATTCGGTTAGTTGCCGAGGCGACCCTAACGAGTCGCTGCCTTCCCGATCAGCGCCCCTAGAGACAGCTCGGCCGGTCCGTCCTCTTTGACGATGCCGTCGGTCGTCTGCCTGAAGAGGGCACCGAGGATGATCTGCCGGTCCGCTTCTTCGGCCGCGCGCTCCCTGGTCAGCGCTAGATAAGTGGTGGTCATCACCGCGCGCTCGCCGGCATCGTGGCGCAAGTGCCGCTCGCTGAGGTAGATCTTCGTTAGGAGGCGACCAATCCAGAAGGTCAGAGCTGCCATCGAGAGAAGGCCGCCGGATATGATCACGTAGACGGTGCTGGGAACGGCCGTCGCATTGAGCAAAATTGCGGCGGCGCCGAGAAAAGCGGTGAGAAGCAGCGCCAAGGCCGCCGGGAAGAATAGATAGAGCAGTCGCCTGGCCGTTTGCTCCGCCTTCGAATGCTCCGCCTCCTTGCCGCGCCAATATTCGACCGGCGCCTGAAGCCGCATCTGCTCCTTGAATGCCTGGTCCGTCGCGCGGATTTCCGCGACAGCATCGGTCGCGTCCGCCGTCCAAACCCCTTGGGCGTTTGTCCAGGCGTCGCGCCGCATCCGCAGCGCCCTTATCGACAGGCGGAATCCGCGCTTCAGCAGGCGCTTGAACTCAGTGCTCTGCTCCTCCCGGATCTTCTCGATCCGGTCAGCCGCCGAAATTTGCGCAGATCGATAGTTGGCCCGTTCTTTGGACAAGCGTGTTGCCAGAGCCGCAGGCTCGACAAGCCCCGGTACGATAAACAGGATCGCACCCCTCACTTGCTCCGGGTTTCCGTTGCTGAGGTTCACCGCGCCGAGGTGGTAGGCGTAGGCAAAGGCTGCGGCTGCCTCGCCGGCAGCGTCTTTTATGTCGAGTATGAGTGCGCCGACCTCTGAGGTGGACAGCCGAAGGCTCCCCGTCGAGCGAGAGAAATTCTCTTCGATCATGCTCCGCATGACATCCATGCTGTGGCCGGCGGTCCGGTAGGTCTCGATGTGACCTTCAATGCTGTCGAAGGCATTGACTACGGACGAAATCGACCCCGGGTTGTACGTTCTTTGCGTGTCCCGCAGCCATTCCCAATAGGCCCCTTCTGATCGGACCCACTTCCTTAGATGCTCCCAAGTCCGGAACTCCGTCGGCCCCGAAGGATCCCCGACCTGCACCAGAAGCTTCTTCTCTTTGTCGTCTGCCACTGCTGGTCCCCGCGTTGACCTCCAGCATCGGCGACGCAGGCGGCTTGCACAAGCTCCGATCCCCAGCGGTGTGGGGTGCTTCCGAGCCATTTCGGACCTAATGCCGCTCGCGCTCCTGTCCGCGGGCGCTACTTGTCGAAACCGTGGAAAGAGCGCGGCTCCGGCACCTCGTTCGTGGAATGGCTGCGGCGCGGCGGCGGCGCATCCCTGCCTATGTCCTTCGCAATGGCGTGGTCGTCGCCGCGATCGAACCGCCCGACTTCCGGCTGCGGTTCTACCCGGACGGGAGAAAAATTCCACGACCGGGCGAGTCGCTCTCTTCCCCAAAGCCGGAATGGCCGATTAGCACAAAGCAGGAACACCGCACCGATTCGCCGGAGCAGGGACGTGCCGCGACCGAAGATGAAGATGGGCTTTGAGCCGAAGCAGGCGCCGAGGCGTGCCGCCCCGCCGATGACACGCGCCCACCGGGAGCATCTGGAGCGCAAGGGGGCGCTGGCGCCGTATCGCTATCGCGTCATGATCTTCGATCGGGCGGTGACGCCTTGGCGCTCGGACGAGCAGGAGACGCTTCGCGACGCGGTCCGCGGCGGCCACGGCACCGTCTGCGAGCAGACCGGCATCCTCTTCATGACCGTTCCGGCCTGGATCCAGTGGGAGAAGCTGGAGCGGTCACCTGCCTAAACCGTCGTACGAGATGCAGCTTTGAGGCGTCCACCATTCTGACTCCTTCGAACGTCCACAGCGCTAGCCGCTGCGGGTCCTGAGCAATGGGAACGCCGACGAAAACGTCCTTTTCGGTGCGGTAGACGAAGCAGTGGTCATAGCACGTCTCGACCAGCGCCCGTTCGATCGACTTCGCCTTCCATGTGCCTGTTATCTTGCCGCCGACGCCCACGGCGAACAGAAGGGTAAGGAGGGCATAGAACGGGGCAATGAAGCGCACGAAGCGGTCGTACCGAAGTAATCCGGGCGGCAATTCGCTAGGAGGCCGGCCTCTAAGAGCCTGGTGCCGGGCGTACGCGACCACGCCGACCAGAACGGTCGGAAGAACAAGGGCTATAAGCAAAGGTTCGAAGCCCCGCGCCAGCGTCGAGTGGAACGGCTCGGTGATCGCGTCGCCCGTGAGGCCATAGCGGGTGAACACATGTTGCCGCTCGACCCATGCCGCGAAATACAACAGGGCGCTGATTGTTAGCGCCGCAGGAGCTGCGGCAGCGAGAAGGGTGCCGGCGGTGAATGCCGCCAGAGCCCCGGGCCGCGGCGGTTCTTGACGCTCCTGCTCACCGCTCATGCCGCCACATGCACCTTACTGCTCCAGACGATGCGGCCGAGGATCTCCAGGTCCAGGCTCTCGTCCTGCCGGTCGAGGTCGATGGGCTGGTACGCGGGGTTGCTGCTGACGACCCGGATCGTCCGGCCCTGGAACTGGATCCGCTTCACCAGCAGCGCGTCGTCGAGGCGCAGGGCGTAGAGCCCGTCGCGCGGATCCCGCCGCGTCCGGTCGACCATCACCCAGTCGCCGTCGTGCAGATCCGGCACCATGCTGTCCCCCTGGACGCGGAGCAGCTCGAGCTGGTCGTCATGCCCGAATGACCGGCGCAGCCAGGCGCGCGGGAAAAGCCAGTCCGCCTGCCGCACCGCCCGCCCGGCCGCCTCGGTGCCGCCGCCTGCCGAGAGCGACGGCGTCAGCATGGGCAGGCTGACCAAATCCTCCTCCGCAGCCGGCGAGGGCGGGCCGTCGCGGCCGGTGAACAGCCAGTCCAGCGAGACGCCGAGGGCGGCGGCGATCTTCAGCCCGTTGTCGGCGGTGCGGATGCCGTCGCGGACATAGTCGCGAAGCGTGTTGTTCGGGACGCCGGACGCCTGGCTCAGCCAGGCGAGCCCCCGATCGCCCAGAGCGTCGAGAATTCGTGCGCCCACCGGATTTTCGGTTTTCGGGCGTTGACGGCCGCGGTCGGTCACGCTATCCGAACTTTCGTAACGAGTTTTCGGACTCTCGTGCTGAGGCCATAAGGACCGGAACCGACGATGATCGTGGGGGGAATGCACCCGGAGGATGTGAAGGCAGCGCTCCGCAAGCGGTTCCGCAGCGTCGCCGCCTTCGAACGGGCCCAAGGTCTGCCGGCGAAGTCGGTCAGCGAGATCTTCCGCGGACGTAAGAGCGCCCGGGTTTCCGGCGCCATCGAAGCTGCTCTCAACACGCCCCCCTCAAGTAGCAACGACGAAGTTTCGCACGGCGCGCCCCTCATTACTGTCGGAGAGCGCGCGTGACCTCCGCTTACCAGAGGGCCTTGCAAGAGTCAGTCCCCGTAACTTGTCCGAAATCTCGGAACGGAACGTCGTTCCGGTATCGGAGGCGGGGATGACTGCGGACGGGGGGACACACTACAGCGCCGCTCAGCTGGCGCAGCTGACGCTGCCCGGCCTGCCGAAGAGCAAGCGCGGGATCCACATTGCCGCGGAGCGGGAGGGGTGGACCTTCGTCGAGCGACAGGGCCGCGGCGGCGGGCGCCTCTACGCCTTCGCCGACCTCCCCGAGCCCGCCCGCAAGGCGCTCGAGGAGAAGCGCGCCCGCCTCGTCCCGGCCAACCTCCGGCCGGTCGGCCGGCCCAAGGGTTCGGACTTCTTCAGCCGCCATCCCGACGTCGCCGACGCGGTGGAGGCGATCATCGCCGAGCGCCAGCTCGCCGCCCCCCGGATCCTCGAGCTGCTCGCGCAGCGGTTCGTCGCGCTTCCCTCCCGGCGGACCCTCGCCCGCTTCATCCTCAGCCTGGAGCGGCGCAAGCCGGCGCTCCTCGCGTCGGTCCGCGACCCCGACGCCTACAAGAGCCGCTACAAGCTCGCGCTGGGCCGCGCCGACGGCGCCGCCACCTACGCCCACCAGGTATGGGAGCTGGACACCACCAAGGTCGACGTCCTGACCAAGGGCGGCCGCAAGATGGTCTTCGGGGTGATCGACCGCTACTCGCGCCGCGCCCGCTTCATGGTCGGCGAGAGCGAGAGCGGCCAGGCCGTCCGCCGGCTCCTCGTCGAGACGATCCGCCTCTGGGGCGTGATGCCGGAGACGGTCGCGACCGACAACGGCTCCGGCTACATCAACAAGTCGATCGTCACCGCGCTCGAGACGCTGGGCATCAGGCACTGGCGGTGCCCGCCGGGCAGCCCCGAGAAGAAGCCCTTCGTCGAGCGCGTGTTCGGCACCTTCACCCGCGAGCGCGCCGAGCTGCTAGGCGGCTATGCCGGCCACAACGTCGCCCAGGCCCAGCAGCTGAGGGGCAAGGCGAAGAAGGAAACCGGCCTCGCCGTCATCGTGCCGGAGCTGGACGCCGAGGAGCTTCAGCGGATCCTCGATGCCTGGGTGGACGGCGTCTACCACCACCGCGAGCATAGCGGCATCCGCACCACGCCGTTCA